ACGCGGGCCCGTGCGAATGGCTGCGCTCGTTACGACACGCGAGGACACCCGCCGATAGCCGAGTAGCGTCTTCACTTGCGCCAACCCCCACGCGGCCGCCTGATGCGCAAGCCGCCAATGGGCTGGCCGTCAGGCACGAACCAACGATAGACGCCGGAGGGGCATCCATAGGTAGTTGCCTTCTTACCGGTGCCAGCTTGCGTGTGCCGCTTGATGACCCGGACGTCGTGATCATGGCCGCGGATCGGGCAGCGGGTCTTCACGACTTCCTCAGCTACCGTCATCACGGCAGCACCCGGACGACGGTAGCGCCAGCGGCCTTAGCGATTTTGGCCGCCTGCCTTATCGCCGCGCCGTACACGCCGGTGATCGAGTGGTACTCGTTATTGATCTCGAACCACCACAGACCGAAGCCGCGTGGCTTCTTGCCGTGGCTCGCCTCGTACTCGTTTGTCTCGAGTCGCATCACCTAGCTCCTCGCCCCGAATTCCTCGATGAAGCGTTCAATCGCTTCGCGAGCTTCGGCGAAGGGCTGCCTGATGCCGCCGCCGGTGCGAGCGTCTGCTCGGATGTCGGCGATGATGGTACCGAGTGCCGCCGCCCTCGACGCCGCCTTCTTGGCCGCCGTCGCGCGGCATTGTTCGTGACTGATGTCTCGGTCGGCCAAGTCGCGACCGCATTCAACGCACTTGTGTGTCTTCTTCATCACGCCACCTTTTCCCAACAGCTGCTATCCGCTGTGTTACAGAAGTAAATGACCTTGACCGCATCGCCGTCGCTCCCGCGACAATCGGAGCAAATGTCCTGGCGACAGAACGCGCAACGCCGAAGATCCTCGATCCTACCCGAGGCGCCGCAGCGACCGCAATCCGTCTCTGTCTTTGTGGCTGGCCCGTGACTCAGATCCATCTCCGTCTCCTTCGCTACTCGTTCCTCTCTCTGTATATATCGTATACGATACGAACACCGACGTCAAGGGGTTACACAGCGAATGTTGAAGAGAATTGGTTTTGGCCTATTCGCGAACCCCGCACGTGACGCAACGTACTGCGATTCTACGCGGGGCGATTCACGCCTCGCTAAACTACGCGGGGACAACGTTGAAGTGCAAGAGAATCGCAACGTAGTGCGTCTATGCGCCGTCTACACGCCGTCTCTGCGTCACTCCCTCCTTCGCAGCTTTGATGGCAGCGTAAGCTATATCTCCACGGGTGCTCATAACGTCGAACAACCAGGCGCGCCAAGAGCGGTTCGCATCTTCCCCATTAACAAGGCCATCGGCAACAGTCGCGCCCTCAGTGGAAGCATCAAGTCTCGTTTGAAGGTCTTCGCATAACACCTTCAACGCCTCTAGCAACCCCCTCGCAGCAGCCGGGCGCATGCCAAAGTCTTGCCCATCCGTGAGCCATTGTATGCCGTCATTCAACTCCGTGAGAAAGTACCTTGACTCGGGTACGTGCTTGTTAGCCATTGTCTCTGTTCCCTCCTGATCGCGGCGAGGCAAGATAGTTGATCAATCCAGCAGTGTAGTCCATGACTTTGGGATCGATAGGAACAAGAGCATGCGGCGCCCACGTGAGCAGCCTGTCGGGCGCCGGGTCATCCGGCTCACGCGGGTGACACAGCCGATACTCCAGGCCTCGCACCTCGAAGTAAGGGCACTCAATGTCCACCGGATCGAAGATGAACGGGTCGAGCCCAATGACTGCCTTGAGCAAATCGGGTCGACGCTCGGCGGCAAGCACCGCGATCATGCCGCCTAGACTGTGGCCGATAACGACCGCGGGGCCCTCGTCACGGAGCTGCGCGAGAAGGTCGCGGTACTGAAAGACGGTCAGCGTCGGCCAGCCTTTGAACAAGGACACGTTGTGGCCGGATTCCTCGAGGCGCGCCTCCAGCGGGGAAAGCAAGGCCCTCGGCGACAGGAATCCGGGCACGAGCATTACGCGCATAACGTTCAACGATTGATCTTAACCCTGACCATCAGGAACGCGCGCAAGAAAATGAACGTTACGACAAGGCCCACAGCTTGCAGGAGGTTAACGTGCGGGGCGCCGAACAGCCCGAGCGCCAGCCAGTTCCATAGCAGCATGACCCCGAGCCCGGCTGCCGTGAAGGCGGCTACGATGGAAAACAAAATGATTGCGATCACTCTCAACATGGCTAGTCCCTCCTAAGCAATTACTTGTGCTGCTCTCTACCCCTACGCCGCCAAGCGAGAGCGATCGCGCCAGCGGCTACGAACTGCGGTGCATGAGTGAGGAAGCCAACCCAGAAGTGTCGATCAGGCCGACGCAAGGAGCGAGCCAAGCCGCGCCACCCCCAGTCTTCGCCGCAACGCTCCACCTGCGTCCAGAAAGCAATCGCCACGCCGGCGCCGGCCGCGCTCAACAAGAGGAATGCAGGGACCTCCAATGCCGACTTCTTGAATACCAGAGACGCCCACAGCGTTATCGCCCCGAGGAACGAGAGCGCAAATGTGGGCGTCTGCAAATGTGGCTCGAAGCCACCCGAGCGCGCGTCCATGACAGTGGTTGACTTATCCGCGGACGATCTTGAAGACTCCGTCCAAGAGCAGCTCGACCGTCTTAACAATGTCCCGGGCTAGCTCGGCAACGGAATTGCCGACCATTGTCGCTAGCTCAGAGACCGCCGTGCCGGCCGCCTCGACAACCCCGAAGAGGGCCCCGACCGCGTGATCATACACCGCTTGCACAGAGTCGATGAAGATGTAAGCTCGCAGGAACATGATGTTGCCTCCTTTTCTCTCTGCTTTATACCCCCTCCCGAGTATAATCTGATTCTAGCGTCAAGACTAGGCCTGCACCACTTCAGGCATCGGCGGCAGCCAGTTCTCGACGTCCGGGATCCAGTCGCAACGACAGTTAGGGTGCAGAGGTATCGGCTTTAACTCATCGATAGACAGGAAGCCCCGAGCCGCTTCCTCCATGCAAATCGGGCACGGGTCGCCGGCGGTAGCTAAACGAGAGCGCGTGATGCCGTTTGTACGCTGTGTTTCCTTCGCCGTCTCACCGTAGACTCGCGCCGTCTCTGTGCGCGCAATCATCGTGGCACGCTTAACCGTTAGATCCGCGACCTGACTGCGCAGCTGCCGCTGCAACGGCCCGATGGCCATAGGCGAGGCCGGGTTAGCGGCGTTAACTAGCACAGGCGTTATGGCCTGTGCGTGGCTGCCGACGGCGGTCACCATGTACCCATCAACGCTAACGGCCAACTCGGGGAACATCTCTCTGAAGAGTATCTCCTCATTCGGGATCACTGCCTTCTGCAACACCGCCAAGGGCTCAAGACCGATCAGCTCACGCTCGGCATTCATGCTACGCAAAGCCGCACGACTCAGGACTACCATGATGGGGCTTATACGTTCTTCAAGCACCGAGTCATCGATGCGTTGCTCCAAGGCTTGAAACACTATCGCCCCGGCAGCGGGAGAAACCTTACCCGTGACAAGGTCGGCGGTCGTCTCGACCTGGCGTACAAGCTCAACGAAACCCGTGATACCCACGCTTCGATTCACAGCGCTAAGTAGGTCTACCATGACCTTACGGAATTTTGCCTCATCGAGCCGACGATCCGACCCACGAAGAAGCCACTCATCCGCCGCGGGCACCATGAGAAGCTTCTCCGCCGCAATATGCAGCTCCGCCAAATCCTCGAAAGTAGACACTAGGCCTGCTCAGACTCCCCGCAACGACGACATCGGCGAGGAATGATGTGGCCTTGGTACTGATGCTTGTACTTGACTATGTCAGGCGCATACCGACTAGACAACGTGACGCGCATGCACGCCGTCTGAGCCGGAAACAACGCCGTGCGGATTTCCTTAACTTGACGCGGACGCATCGTTGTGCCCTCCTTGCTCCTCGGCCGAGGATGCTCCAGCCTCTAGGTCCTCGATGGCGGCCTCTTCTAGATCTAACCGGGTAGTAACTCGGTGGAGCAAGCCATCGATATCATCCAAGCGCTCGTGCATCGCATCAGTAAGGCCAGCTCGACTAGCTGCCACGGCTTCCGGAGCGAGGCCTTGCGTTTTGAGGTACACCGACCATGTAACATCGAACTCCTCTCCCTTGGTAACGTAGCCAAGCCGTTCCCTGCCCTCGTTCAAAGTGATGAGGTCGGCCTTGATCATTTCAGTCGTGGTCTTCACGTCCTCAGGCTCGGACGACAAGTCCAGCGGGTCGAGGGCTAGCCTCCATTCCAACTCAAGGCTTGAACTACCCGCCGCGCTGTCAGGCATCCTGAACTCTTTGAGAATGAACTTATTCAAACGGTCCACAATCATCTGTTGCGTCGGGGCGACTACTGCATCGCGATAGACCTCAGAAACCTCCCGAGTGACTGAACCGCCTAGCGCGCCCTTCGCTGCAGCGCCGAGGCGGTCAGCGGGGATGCGGTGAGCGATGAGGATCTTGCCATCGGAGGTCTCAGTCAGTCGCGTGAAGTGCTCATCGTTGCCTACGGCGGTCATCTTCTCAACAGTGATCTTGACGCCCCCGATCGCGCCGACCAGAAGGTTACGATGGGGCTCGCCGTGCTGAGTGGACAACGCTTCCTCAAGCTGATCGAGGCAGGCATCCACCTCTTCCTCGTCGGGGCCCTCAGCAATGAACATGAAACGGGGCTCTCGGGCGTTGCCAAAGAACGCCACGTTGTAGTCCCGAGCAGCGAGGGACATAGCGATGTGACCGATAGCGCTGACGTAACCCGGCACGCCATACACAGCGCTGCGACGAGACGTCTTGCGGAAAACCAACATATCGTTGGCTAGCTTCTCGCGCCCAGTACTCGGCGGCGCGCGGTTGCCCGAGACGGACAGGATCGGATCGGACTTATCATCATAAGCGCCCCACCGCCGAAACCAAGTCCGCCGCTCATTGACTATCTGTACAAGTCGCTTGCGATCGATATGAGCGCGTACGGTCTGAGCGGGCACATGCACCAGGCCGCCCACTGCGCCTTGGACATTGCGCAAGACCTCGAGGATGCCCCAACCGAAAGTCTCATAGTCCTGCATCGCTGCATTCAACGCCTCGCTCAAAGTCGCCTCACGCTCCAACCCGCGAAGCCAAGCCTCGAGAGCCGCATGCTGTTCTTCCGAAGCCTCAGGCGTTATCGACTCCCAGTGCGGGCCTTGTCCGAGGATGTCAGCGGCCTTTTGCTCTAACGCGGCGCCGTGAACCGGATGCATCTCCGACAAGCTTGACAGCTGCTGGAAATTATAAGGCGGCATGACCAGCGATGTGCCGTACATGCCCTTGAACTTATCCGGCTCGATCTGCTGGCTTGGAAAAACGTCCGGCTCCCGCGTGCCATCGGCCTTGAGGACTCGAACCTTGACCATGTGGCTGCTGGGCTTTTTGGCCACGGGGCTGCCGGACTTTTTGGCCACGGGGCTGCCGGACTTTTTGACCGCTTTCTTACGTGCCATAACGTTATCTCCTCGCCGCGTTCCAATAATTCTTGTTGGCTGGTTGCTTGGGTTTCTTAGGCTTAGGCTTTTGAGCGGCAACAACGACGGGCTCAGAAACCGCTTCTTCCGACGCCTCATCGGCCTGCCGCTTTTCTCGTCGTAATTTTCGCCGATTGATTCCGCTGCCGGTGCCGACGACACGAGCCTTGATTTTATGCGGCGGTCGCAGCGAGGCCTTTTGCACAACCAGAGCCAACGCCATGACGCAATCGTCATGCATGCCCACCGGCACGCTATAACGAACTCCCGTGCGCGAATACTCATACTCGAAGGACATCAGCTCCTCAACGATCGGCCCTTCCGGGAAGTGAACCTCCCGTTGCTGGATCTCTAACGACAGGCCCTCCATGAGACCCTGCTTGGAGGCCGCCGAGAAGATGAACCCCTCATAACGCCCGGCCTTCTGCAACTCCTCAACGATAGGATCGCCGACGCCCGTGGCGTCAACAAGTGCAGGCACGCGACCGGTGGCGAACTTGATGCGCTGAATCTGCTGATCCCACGGGGCCTGAAAGCGAAAGAAGTCCGTAGCGAAATGCTTACGATTAAGACCAATGCCAACCGTCCAGTCTGAGCCTGCCCGCTTACCGCGAGCCAAGTCCCAGCCCCAAGCGGTTGCCGATCCGTCAGCCAACGGCGCGATACAATCTTGGATGGCCCGGAGGTCAAACGGGTTTGATCCATCCTCACTCGCTTCAGCCAAGTACAACTCGCGGAACACTGCCTCGGGTAGAAGGGCCTGCGCGTCCTCGATCTCCGCCTTATCCAAGATGCTCCTGCCTGAAGGGAGAATCGCAGCGACCGCATCCCATGCCGTAAGCTTCGCGTAATGGTACTCCGGCAAGTCGTCCGCCTCCGCCCTGCGGGCCATCTTATAAGCCCAATTCTTGCGACCACGCACGTTACCAATGAGCCGCGCCGAACCGCGGGTGGCTGTCAACGTGGACCGGATAGCATGCCAAGCTTCTTCCTTCACACGCGTCGCCTCATCGATCACGACATCGGCGACGTCCTCGCCATAAAGATTATCAGGCTTCTCGGCCGTCTTGAAGAAAATCACTGACCCGTTACGGAAGGTGAGCGTCAGCTCAGACTCATTAGCCCGGTAGATGTCCTTAGGCAATGCGCGCTGCATACGCCGGAAAACCATCTTGGCCTGGGCGTACACCGGCGCAACCCACCAGCGGATGCCTGCCCGCAAGAACGACCGCTCTAGCAACCAAACCATGCACCCGACGGTCTTCCCTGTCTTGGTCGAAGCCTCAATGACCGCATACCGCTTAGATGTGAAAATGGCCGCGGACTGCTTCGGGTACAACCACGGACGCTCGAAGACACGAGAAGGCGCATCAACTATATCGCCGCCTAGACCCGCCGCCTCGGCAGCGGCAAGGCCATCCTTCCAAAAGCCATCGACAGAAGTGCCGGCTCCGTGACAGCTCGGACACGTCACACCCCCTATCAAAGGGGCGCCCTCTCCGCCGCACGTGGTGCACCGCTTCCACTCGTCGTTCTCAATCCAGACGTCTTGCGGGTCACCAGAATCGCTCATGCCTTGTCTGCCTCGTCATCCTCGCCCTCGGTCACCTCAGCGGCCTCGCCTTGCGGCGGAGCGATCTCAACTGAGAAACGCTCGATGGTTACCGTGTTGCCGCTGTCCTGCAGGTACTTGGTGATCCACTCGGCAGCCTTAACGTCGCCTTTAAGCGCCTTCTCATACATCTTCTCGATCAGAGCCCGGTTCTTGGACTCCGCCACTTCCCGGCCAAGCTGCCGGATTGACTTCCCGAGATGACGACCCTTGCGGTTGATACGCGGATCGCCGGGCTTGAACTGATGCGGCACGAGGTTCTCGGGATTCATAATGATAGTCCTTTGTAACACACCTCCAGGAAACCGGCGTCAGTGAGCCTGTAAATGATGCCCACAATACCCTCCACCTTATTATAACCGCAGAGCCATCCGCTATAAACCCCTATCCAAGCCCCGTATGCGCCGCAACGTACTGCGATTCTACGCAGAGCATTTCATGCCGTGCCGAACTACACGGGGCCAACGTTGAAGTGCAAGAGAATCGCATCGTACTGCGTTACAACAAGACGACGGGCCCGGGGCCCGACGCCTCACGATACAACCGGACGATGCCGGCATTACTTAGCGATGCTCGCCCCCCTTACGCATCTCCGGAGGAACGCTCGGTGCCGCGACAACGAGTCCGCCGCGGTTCTCTCCGACCTTGACCTGATTGATCTTAGTCGCGCCGCACGGGCACGACCAGATGGTTAAGAGATTCACTTCGCCCGCGGACGACGGCGGCAGCATCTGCGATAAGCTGATCAGGTATGAATGCTGGCCGCCCGTTTCGGGGCACGATGAAACTTCAGGAGGCTGCTCGATCGCTCGACCTTCCTTGTCAGGCTTCATCACTTCGGTCCCCGGCGCCACAACCGCCAAAGAAGGTAGCCTCCGAACACTGCGTACCCGGCTATCCCCGCCAGCATAAGCGCCACAATCAGGTCGGCAGCAGGTGCAGAATCATCTGACTCGCCGCTTGCAAAGGCTCCCACGCCTACGTTCGGCATCCCGGCTGGCTCTCCGCCCGAGTCGGGAAAAGCTGAGGGCAGTATCGGCGGCTGTGTAATGCTCGATGCTATCGGCGTAAACGTTGGGTCAAAAGTCAGCGTCGGCGGTGGCGTTGGCGTGTCAACCGGGACTACGCAACCGTTATTCCATATCGCTTGACCGATCGCGTCAAAGTTCTTGCCGGGGAAACTGAACGATGCCCCGTTGTCAGTGTACGTGTACGGCGGAATGATATCCGCGTCGTGCTGGTACCCTGTTGAGGCCACGTCCACGTTGGTCAGCGCGTAGCCGGCGGCCGTGTCTGGCGGCCTGGCGTGACGGATGTCCACCTTGTGCCCCGGATTAGGCGGCGTCGCCTCGACTACCCTCCCCGAACTCGCCACAAGAAAAGCGGTCAACCCGACGAATGCTATGAGCATGATGCTGAGCACTGCAAACAAAATCTTCATGCGGGATCTCCTTTCAATGCTATTAACTTTCTTTACCCTACAACAAACGTCGCCTGGAAGCTGCGGCACCCGCCGCGTAGATCTCATTGACGAGTGCGGCCGCCTCTGTGCGGAACCGCTTACCTTTGAGCTGTCCGACCTCGGCGACACGACTGACGAACTCGGCCTTGCGCGCACGACGCCGAGTCTCTTTCGCCTGGTACGCTGTTTCGCGCTCGTCCTGCTTCTTCGCCTGACGAGCCTCGATCTGGCTAGGCGCGTGGATCTTGCAGAATGGCCTCTTGCCTTCATCCTCATCAGCGAAGGCGCCAATCGGCATCTCCATGAACTTCGCAGTCTTCGAGCAGCGAATGCTCTTCCACCCGCTACCGCTGAGTACGGTCCCGCTGCAACGTGGCTTGCCCTTCGCCAAACCGTACTGGAAGCGATCCTTGTCACCCAGGCGCTCAAGGATGCTCTCCTGAGTGATCTGCGCTTTTGTCTTCTTCATCTCTGGCCTCCTGTCCTAGCTCTACTTGAACCCGCACCAGCACGGCGGGTCGACGTGCGGCTTGCTAAAGGCGATGCCGGTGGTCACACCTCCGTTGAAGTAGGCCCAATCGAACGGAGACAGGAAGTCGGGATTGAGCGCGCCGATGGCTCGAACAACGGTGTCCTTGGC